AAAAAAAAGACACCCTTTCGGATGCCTTAAACTTGGTTAACTAGGAGTTCCTGCTCCCCTCATTAACCCATTAGGTAGATAGTTTATTTTTACGATAACCGTATCTGTAACGCCTGTTAGATTTATACTTAGCTGTTTGGCTTGACTTACAATAGATGAAGTTATAGCACAGCTAGATAGAATAGAGGCAGCATTATCTTCGCCCATCTTTAAAATATACGGTGCTGTATTCTCATCGATGTCAGTTAACATAAACATAGCTGTATATGTTCCATAACCTACTCGTCTAGCAAATACAGTTACAATCGCTGTACTAGAGAAAACATTTTGAGTTACTGAAGGGTCTGCTTTAACAATGGATGAATAATCTATTGTGTATGTTCTTGCTCCTGTCTTAGCTGTATCGTCTCGATATTCATATCCATTAAAGTTAAGCTTTGCCACTGTTCCCTTATTCCCTACTGAAAAAGTATCTCTCCATGCATTATTCTTACCGGCTGTAGTTCGATACATCAAATAACTAGGTAGCTTATACATGTTTAAGATCGTGTCATCTGTAGCGTATCTTTTTGTTGTTCCCTCATCTCTAATTGTATAGATTTGGTAGTTTGTATTATGATTAGGGACTTGAGGGAAAACGTTGAAATCGTCACGACAGTTAATAAATTTAGGGATTTCAGCTACATTTGTCCCTAATGCATTAAAATTAGCATCCATATCTGAGTTACAGATTAGGTAACGTGGACTAACGTTATTAGTATAATCAGCGTCACTTGCCCACCCATTACGCTCAAACCAACAATTCTCAAAAACATGTTGCTGCGGCTTATTAAATCCACCACCTAATGCATGTGTATAGATACCAACGTAACATTTTTCAAAGTCACAGTTTCTTACAGTATTTAGTGTATCCCCTGCAAACTCAATACCGATGTTACATTGTATTGCATTTGTTTTTTCTACAAGATTGACGTTACCGAATGAAGATGCTGGAGTTTGTGTAGCGCCTTCAACTTTCGGGTTGAATGAGATTGCTGTGCCACACTCCCACATCTGACAACTGTTTACTAAACTTTGGTATGTCATTTGATGTAGAATAGCCTTACCAAAACCGTAAAATGTATTCTTCTCGATGTCTGCTGCCGCCCCCCACAAGTTAGTAGCTAGCTTAACCCTTACAGCAGTCACGGAATTTGTTCTACTTGAGTTCTTATTCACTACATTTACATTTAGTAGTCTAGCTCTCCTGTTATGATAAGAGTTTATGTCAATAAAAACGCTAGTAGCCGTTCCGATAAATTCTAAGATACTTGTCTTTGTTGTTTTCCACGGGTCTTTATTAGAGATACCTTTAATAGTCACACTCTCAGGGATAGTAAAGCTATTAAGGGAATATTTCTCTAATCTCAGGTTTAATGTCCCTCCACCTAGAGATGATAAATAGTCAATAGCACGTTTAAATCTATTGGTATCATCTGTCTCCCCTGCTTCCCTTGGGAACTTTTTAATATTTACAGCAATATCTTGTAATTGGTCGTTGTAGCTATCTACATCTTTTTGAAGAGCCTCTATTTTTCTATTAGGGTCTGGAAAAGACTCATAGATGTTATCTCTAATGTTATTTGACATTATTTTACCTCCGTTCTTTTATGTAGTACCTGTATAATATAGCATTTGTATAGTAAAAAAGAACCCCGAAGGGTTCTCTATTATCCTCGTACGTTAGCAGAAGTTAGGAAGTAGAAACGAGCACTCTCAGATGAGATTTCTCCAACACTTGTACTTTCACTATACGTATCAATACTACAGCCTCGGTAGGCTACCACGACTTCCTGAGTGTAGTTGTCATATAATACGATGTCCATAATATCCATTTTTAGAACTTCTTCTCCTAAAGCCGCAAAGCCTAGAGAAGCTAAGTTTTCTTTCTTCATACGGAAACGTTCTACTGTTACAGAACCCTCATATCTCAAGTAAACGTGCTCTTGAGGCATGATAGAACCGATTTGGTATACCCCTGTAGTACCGAAACTACGTTCCGCAGAAATTGATTGAGCTCGAGCAATCGGCACATTCTTGATCATAAAGTAAACCGTATTAGCGGATTGTACTGTCTGGTTAGTTACAGATGCCATCCAATTTCACTCCAATTCTTTAGTAAATTAGTAGGAGATTTTACCTCCTACTTTGTGTTAAATCTATTAAGCTGTTAGTTCATTATCCTCGTATGTGATAAACACGTTGATGAAATCTAGACCTTGAGAAGGTTGAACTGTCAAGTTGATACGAGCTGTGTTACCAGAGATAACAACTTGTACGTCATCCGGGCTATAATCAACAATTAGACCGTTAACTTTCTTTTGTTGATCTAGGAAAGACTCAACACGGTTTTTGATGATAGAAGCTGAAGTGCTACGGATACGTGTACCAATAAACTCGTTATCCAGTACTTCACGAAGCTCTGTAGTTAAGAAGTCAGAAACCTCTCCTAAAGAGATACGGTTTTGTACTGGCTCAGTGGATACATTGTAAGTAGTTGGGTCAGATACAATACGGAAGTGAGATGACGTACGAGTACGTACAAACTCCGTCATGATGATTCCTGAGTTGTTTAATTGGTCAAGCTGATCTCCAGTAAACTTGCGGTCTAGACCTTCGATGTTGACTTTTTTGTAAGTCAATGGCTCTCCGATTTCTAGTCCACTAGCGATACCTGCAACTAACGCAGCGTACATGTAAGCAGGGAAGTTATAAACTCGTCCATCTGCCATACGGCGTGTACCTGAGTCACCTACTACTCCTACACGGGAATTACGAAGGTTCATTTGACGAGAACGAAGTTCGTCTTCAGACTCTCCTAATCCTCCACCAACAATTCCTCGTTGATGCATACCAGCATTAGACTCGTCTCTTAAATACTGAGAAAGCTCTCCGTGGATAGCTGCATCAGATGTTAGAGGCGTAATGTAGTAAGCATCTAAACCATTGATTGCTTCGTATAGGCTAGCCCATGAAGCAGGAGCTGGTTCTGTTTTTGCACCTGATAAGCTAGAAAGTGTAACTGTAGCTGGTACTGCTTGAGTACGATCTACACTAACCTCTACATAGCTATCATTAGCTAATTGCGCTTGTAAATCTGCACCGATAGCTTTTACAGTTACGTCTTTACCTTTGATATCGCCTGCTGGTAGAGCATCAAGATATTGTGTATCGATGTTTTTGTTACCACCTAGCACAATCATCTTAGCTTCGAAATCTGGCAGGTTATTGATATCGTTTACTAGTACGTGAACGTCTTCATAAACACCTACTCCTAGCTCGTACGTACGAACAGCAGTAGCGCTTCCTGCGTCTGCACCAGCTTTAAGAATTAACTTAGTAGCTAATTTAGAAGAAGAATCTACTTGTACCTCTACTGTAGCCACAGCGCTTGTACCTGTGTAACGTACAGTGAAGATATTACCGATGTTATCATACACTTTTTCATAACGCTCTTTTGTGAAGTACACAGAGACACGTTTAGAGCCTGTAAGCGTATTGTCTGCCATTTCTACCTGAATAGAGTTAGCGTCCACACCGTAAAGCTTAGAAGTGAATGTTAAAGCACCTTGAGTTAATTTTGCTTGTGTAGCTTGATCAGAACGAATAGCAATGATTTTACCTGCTCCTGAAATGTTTGGAGAAGGGTTCCATGCCATCTCGATTGCGTCTAATAGCTCTCCACTACGGAATAATTCTCGAGCTTGAGCAAAGTTAGAGATAACGTGTGGTACGTTTGGCTCTCCACCATTAGCTGAACCGATAAGCACTAGAGGCTTTTCTGAACGAGTGTTTGCAGCTCCTAAAGAACTAGCATCCAAGAAAATTTCTGTTCTTGGGCGTTGACGATCGAAACCGTAAGATGTTGCCATAATTTATGTCATCCTCTCTACTTAAATAATTTAGTCAATTTTGAAGTGTTTCTTNANNTCATCTACGAATACTTGCTCGTCAGTTTGGTACTGCCGACCTTGCATCATAGCCTTAAAACCTGCTGCCTGTACTTTAGATAAACCAAACAACGGGATAGCAGTTTGTAAGAATGTGTCTACATGGATATAAGGTTTTGGAGCTTCTACTTCTTTTTGCTCCTGTTCCTTTTTCTCAGAAACTTCTACATCTTTTTTATTCTTTTCAGCCATTTTAACGTCCCTCCGTATCGTAGTTAATTTTAAGATTAATTTCCTTCAATACTGTATCTAGCATTGGAGCATCCAAACTGTAGGAGGTTGTGTAAGTTACAATGGATTCTCTACCATATAAAATCTCCGGGTTGTCATCTGTACCTACTGGAACTTCCTCTATTTGACCGAACTGCAATTTTTGTAGTAAAAAGCTGCTAAGCTCTTCATCATTGCTACGCATTAAAATCAATATAGCTTTTACAATTAAGTCAATACATCGGACTGTATCCATATTGGTTGAGACAACTAGAATGGAGTACATCTCTGTAGCGGTGAAACCCTTTTTTAGACCTACTTCCTCTCCTGCTGCTGATATGTAGTTAACTCTGTGAGTACTTCCTACTAGTGCTGGGTCGTAAGTAAAGTAAATACGATTCTGCTCAATATGAACGTTATCGCTTAGTGCAAACTCAATACCCTCTACATTGTTTAGGTCTCCGATCTTGTATGTAACTTCGAAGTAGCAGCGTTTGTTGCCTTCCTCTGCCTGAATGGTAGAGTATTCTCTTTCCATTCCATCTTCTTTAAATTCGTAGATACCTTCAATGTTTCCTAGGCTTGTCTTTGATTCTGCACCTTCTCTAAGACCGATATAGATAGCCCCCTGTTGGGTTTCTTTATCTTGGGGCATTGTGTATACGATAGGAATTTCTCTAGCGTTATCGCCCGTATACGCCCTCATAAAGTTCTTAGCTATATCTGGTTGAATGCTTTTTAATATTTCCTCTATAATATAGCGGTTCGATAAGATAATTTGCATTTTCTCTTCTAATTCGTTATATAAATACGTATCAATACTAGGTAGCATGGTTTACTTCCCTCCTATACTGATCAATCCCACCCGTTTTTCATCTTCCATTTCATTAATCGTTCTACATTCTTAATAAATGTTTTAGACGTATCGGATTCATTTACCTTGTCTCTATTTAAAATCCAGCTACTCGGCGGAGATTCATTTGATACAGTTCTGTATGCTACGTACGTATGCTTACGCTTACCTGTACGCTGCTTATTTACATTATAACTCTTTGGCTCATAGTTGAGCATCGAGGAGCTTGATTCACGTCTTCTATCGTATAGGTAGTCTGAGATGACTGTACGCTGTTGGTCTGGAGCTATATTAATAGACCGTAACTGATTGTACATACGGCTAGACATATTCTTCTTTCGTCTAGGAATAGGTACTCGTATATACCAGCCCCCACCCTTCTTCCTAATCTTGTGTGAGCTTTTAGAAAAGAAAGGTTTCAAGTCAATAACTCCTAGCTTGTTCATACGTTCCTCTGTAACTTCCAAATACTTAGGCATACGTTTAGCTTTGATATTATCTGGCTTTTGCTCCTTAATTGCCTGCATTCCTGCATCTAACGTCTTCTCCACTAATGTATTACCAATCCGCTCCATAGCGGACTTAATACTTTGCTTACTTTGAAATAGCTTAGGTTTTCTACCCATTAGTTACCACCATTTCTAAAGAAGCCATTAAGCCCGTCTGTGGAAGGTTTTCTCTTCGTATCGACCATTTCCCCTACCTCTTCGTCATTCACGCCTACCTCGAACGACTCCTTATCTATAAACAAGTCTTCTCGTTTAAGTAATAGTTTTTGAGGGGTTCTTACTAGCTTGTTAGCTTGGTCAGGTGCATAACGATGTTCCTTGAGAAGATCGGCAACCATATAGCGCAAGGTTGTTAAGATATTAATAGAGACCATTTTCCCTGCCAAATGTTCTTTAGGGAAGAATAGATTTTTATGGATATCGATTGTGTAGTCTACACCTTCAACTAATTCTGAATCGACTGTAGTAGCAAATTCAATCTCTTTAACGTCATAAACCATATAGAATCCGTTTTTTATGCGTCTATCTGAAACGTCAAATAGGAACGACTGTGATACAAGCGCTGTAGGGACCGTAATACGATCTCTGAATGCTGCCCTAAATGTTCTGTCCGCTGGAGTACCAATAGCTGTTCCTGCATCCATTAAGCCTAGGTCACCGTTAAAAACACCCTTCTCTTGGGATTGGATAATAATTTTTACAGATTGGGGAGGGAGATATGCAATCCCTCTCCCGTGGCATCTGTTACAAGCTTGATTAGGCTGCTTTGTTGCTTTATGTCTACAAGGACAGAGATAAGACTTTTCCCAAAGGGTAGGGATAGACATGGAACTAGTTGTTACGTCTAACATATCTGTACGCAATCCAGCGGTGGACATGTTACCTAAAATGCCCGGTTTTTCTGCCATTTGTTACCCCTCCTTTAGATAAGTCCTAAATTGTTCCCATAATAAGACTTTAATCCTTTGTATAGATTCTGAATATCTTGATCTAGCTGCATGATGTCGGCACTAGCTCCGCCATACATAGCACTTTGAGTTGTATCGATAGATTGGCTTACCCCATCAATACTGATAGACATGTTAGCAATCCCGGCTCCGATAATTAAGCGTCCCCACTGTTCGAATACTTCTTTAAGTGCTAACTTAACGATCATATTCCATAAGTCCGGGTGCATCTCGTTCGGCGCAGTTACCCCACTTCTAGTCGGTGGAAGCATGCCTGCCACATAATTTACATGTAGCATTTGAGGAGCAAAGTCATTACCTACTGTGCCCGGTATACCTGTAATCATCGGGTATGCAGAATACGCTTGGAATAACGATAAGCCATCTGAGCCTCCAGATAATAAAGTATTTGGCATCATTTGTAGGTGCCCCGGAAGGTTATAGACTCTCCACCATTTAGTAGGGTACTTGTAAAGCGTCCCAGCTCCATACTCTAGTGTTACTGCCTCTACTTGTAAGATCGGCTTATGGAATGTATGGATGAATGTGTAACTACCATAATCATTAGAGTAGAAGTCATGATGCTCCTGAAGAAGTCTTGGCAAGATAACAATATCCAACATCTTCTCAGCTTGAGCTACTGCTGCTTCGATCTTTGCTTTATAGAAAGCATCTGGCAAATGTTCACCTGTACGAGGGTCTGTAACCTGTACGCCGAAGTGATTTAGTTTAACAGCATCTACCGATAATCCGTAGTCATCCAATGTATATTTATTCACATCTGCGATATCGATAGCTTTTGGGTTATTGTGATCGTAAGGGTTACCAAAGTTCTCTGCCATAATTTATCCCCTTACCTTTCATTAGTTTTTCTTTGCAGCAGTCTTCTTAGGAGCCGCTTTTGCTTCTACCTTTTCTTCCTCTTTAGGCTCTGCTTTCTTTGCAGGAGCTTTTGTTTCGTTTTTAATAGTAAAGCCCGGTAGGTTACCTAAAACCTTCTCCTGCTCTCCCTTAAGGTCCTTAGATTCACCTTTCTCATTGAATGTGATCTCACCGTATGGAGTTGCTAGTTTTTTATTTGCTAAAGTTTCATTGATTAACATTTAATTTCTCTCCTTTTCAGATCGTCATTTTTGTAAAAAAATAAGGAGCAGATTTTTGTCTGCCCCTTATTTACTTGTTTATTCAGTTAGCTATATGATATTGTCAGCTTATAGTGTTACGTCAGCTGCTAGAGCTGGGATGTATTTAACGTTCTTAATACGAACCCATTTCTTAGGAGCGTATAACGCTAGAGCTCCATACCATAATACAGAGAACGTTACAGTAGCATTCATTTGAGCTAATGGTAGCTTCATCATAGGAAGTAATTCTAACAAGCTAAGAACTTGTGGAGAAAGTTCTCCTACGAATACATCTGTAGTTTCTGGAATAGTTTCGTTTTTGTCAACGAACACAATTTGGTTGCTATCGTTAGCTTTAGAAACTGGGATACGAGCGATCTGGAAGTAATGACCAGTTTCAGCACCTTGACGATAAACTACGATAAATTGTGGTTGTGCTTGATACATTGGTTGTAAAGTTACAGTTAACTCTACTGCATCGTCTGATTTAGTTACAGCTGCTGTAACAGCATCTGAAGCAACAGACTCAGCTTCGTCAGAATATACTACTACTTTATAAGACTGAGTAGCGATATCTTCTGGACGGAATTTACCACCAGCGGCACTCTTAACTACAGCTGCCACAGATTGTGGAGGTACTGGAGCGTTTTGTTGCGGTAAACGGTTCTCTACTAACACGTTATCATTTTCCATGATTGTTGAACCATGAAGCTTGATAGTACCACGGCTAGAAAGGAACTCAGTTACAGCGATACCCGTTGACATTCCACCTTGAGCTGTTGGCATGATAGCACGTTGACGGTCTAGGAAGTTGTTAGAGAAATCTGCTTGTACACCGATAGGCATAAATGCATCTGTCGCTTTTCCGTAACCTTTACCGATAATTACAGCCGCTTTACTTAAATCAGTCTCTGTAAGTGAGCGTCCACGTAAGTCCATTACGTTTGTTTTTTGATCGATTAACTTGTGTAAGCCATCGAACTCTAATCCTGCTTGCTCGTCTGTATCCGCTGTTAATGCTGCATCTCCGTAGAAAATTGCCCATTCGATACTTTTCACAATTACGCTAATAGCATCTTCTGTTAGGATAGTCATTGGGTCTGCAATGTTGTTAACTAAACCAGCAGCAAGTGATTGTTGTTTAGTATCACTTAAGAATTTCATTTGCACGGTTTTTTGACGGATGTTAGGGTCATTGATGCTGGCTACTCCGACTTCACGAACGAAACGGCTGTGCCCTGTACGACCATGTTGATTAAATACTGCATATTTTACTACAGTGTTGTTAACTTGACGTTTTGTAATTGCTGGGTAAATCGTAAAATCCGAGTTATCATAAGTTAATACTGTAATCTGGTCATCTAAAAATTCACGGCGTAGAGCAGATGCGTCCGGCTGTGTATCTGGTGTAATACCTACTCCCGTAGTAAAGGTTTTAGCTAATACTTCATCGATCTTGTCTTCCGCTGCTTTTGGAAGTTGGCGGTTATTTTTGTCTGCCATTTATGTATCGTCCCTTCTAAATTGAGTTTTATAGTTAAAAATACTTATTACCTACATTAAGAAAGATAGAGAGGTTAGGAGGAGGAACCTCTCTATCGAAAACCTATATCAGGTGTTCATGACATTAATATAGCACTTGGTACTGGTTTTTCTTAATTTTTGTTAAAATTAACAATTTCTTTGAATAATTCAATATCAGTCTCTGTACCTTGGTTACGTTTTACACGGTCGATAGCGTAACGAATTTCTGTACGTGTACCAACGCTAAGGTTATTAGCTGGGTTCGTGTAATATCCTACAACCTCTTTAACATGATCGACTGCATTAAATTCAGGCTCTTGCTCTTCCTCAGCCTGTGCTCCCTCTGAAGCTTCTGGAGCTTCTGGGACAGCTACGCCTTCAGTAGATTTAGAAACAAACTCTACTGCTTTACCTTCTGGCTCCTCTTCCACCTTGACACTCTTTTCAATGTCTTCAGCTTTTAAAGGCTCTTCAGTAGGTTTTTCATCTTTCTTATCTTCCTCTTTATCTTCTTCTTTCTCTTCACCTTCAGATTTAGAAACCTGTTCAGTGTTCAATAGAGATAGAATGTCAGATAGAGATTTCTTGATAGTAGCAAGTTCTTCTACTACAGATGAGTGCTCAGATTTTAAAGAGCTAACAGATTTAGCGACAACTTCAAAAGCATCGATAAAGTCTTGTTCAGTGATTCCAATTTCAGAATCTTCAGACTTCTCTACTTTCTCTTCGTCTTTCTTTTTAGCTTTTGCTTTAGCATCCTTAGCGTCTTCACCTGTTTTAGGCTTTTCTTCTTCACCAGCTGCTTTTTCAGCATCTTCCTTTTTCTTTTTTGAAGACTTTTCAACTTCTTCGTCTTCATCAGCTTTAGGCTCTGCTTCTGGCTCTTGTTCAACTTTAGCTTCGGGTTCTGCTTCTGGCTTAACCTCTGGCTCTGCTTCAGGTTTAACGGGCTCAGCTTCTGGCTGTACTTCGGGAACCTCTTTTACTTCAGGCTCTTTACCCTCTTTACCTTCTTCAGGTGCTTGCTCTTCCGACTTTTCTAGCTCTTCGTTATTAAGCTTGTCTAAATCTTCAGTTAATTTTTGAAACGTTACTTTTTCAGCCATTGTCTTGCTCCTTTCCATTATTCATTTCTTGCATTAGCTTATCGATCTTAGCGACAGCCTCTGCTCTTGAATATCCCTTAGATAACTGAAGGAACATTACCATACTCTCAGGATTAGAGCGTTCCATAGAGTCTAGATATGAACCTACTTCTTTCCATACACGACCAAACTCTTTCGGGTCTTTAATCGCTTTGTAAGCGTAGGATAGATTGTGTAAACTACGAGCAAATGATTCCGCTCTTAACGCCCCGGCATCGATTTGAGTGTCAGGTGAAATACCATAACCAGCAATGTAGCTTTTCATGAAAGCGTCCCATGTTGCCTCGGGATTAGCTGGGTTAGTAGTTACCGCTACGTTAGTGATGTATGTACTCTTAATGATACGAGGGTCATTTTTATCTCGTTCTTTAGCAAAGCCTTCGATCGAGAATCCTAACTTTCTTCCAATACCAGACTTGGCAATGTTATTAGCTAGGTCCCACATGGTTTTAGCATACGGATTGTTTTTGTAAAGTTTAGCTTCTACATACAGCCCAACATTAGGGTCAATATAAGACTCTTTTGTAGGTGCCCCGATAATATATTCATTTCCTTGGTGGTGTTCGTAATTGATGTAACCGTGTTCTAGGAAATGGCTTATATCGAGACCTGACGGGTCTATGATATCGTCTTGTAGGTCCAAGTCAGGAGTTGTAGCATAGCCACGTAGATACCAAGACTTTTCGGTATCATTCTCATTACTCTTTTGAATAGATTTCTCTATATCAATAGGAACAAACAGATCGATTCTACCTTCTTGCGTCTTCAGGGCTGTTCCCTCCCTTCTATTATATCATACTTCTTGTTATGACCTTAGTTACAGTCGCATTACTGCTATTAATATAGCAGAAGCACTACTTAGTTAGTAAAATGATGAAGGGAAGTTTTAAACTTCCCAATCATTCACTGCGGAGCCATCGTCTTTCTTTCCGCCTTGCGGCGTAGAGTTAGTGTTGTTCTCAGCCTTCAGCTGCCCGTCCTTGCCTACTTGTTTGTTATAGGTATCTTTACCATTAACATTATCCAAGTTACCGTTATAGCCTGTCTGCTGCGCTACAAACTGGTGCATTTCCATCTGGCGCTGTACTTCCATTTGCTGCTCTTGTAACATCTGACCGAGACGCTGTACGTGTACTCCAGCCAATGTAACGTCTCCACCTTCGATAGGAGGTAATCCAAGCTCAGCTCGAACGTCATTGATTGTGTAACCGATCTTAGCTTTAGCTTCAAGGATAGAAATAATTTCAAGTTCTGTCTTAGTGTCTCCACCGACAAAGTTAAAAACATATTTATCTCCGAATTGAGAAACGATATATTTATTGATAGCATCCTCGATGAATTTTAATAGAGGCTCTAACCCCTTATCCTTTGAGTTACGATACTTCTCTGAAGAGTTACCTTCATTTAATGTGTTACCAGAGCTACCCGTTGCCCCTCCACGGTTCGGGAAGTTAATTTCAGACGGGTCAATACTAAAGATAGAACAGATTACGTTGATCAAATAGTTCAACCATTTCTCAAATTCCATATCTTTAGATGATTGTGTCATGTTAACGAATTTAACATCTTCCGCCGTGATAACCGGGATTTTCCATGCCCCATTTAATCCACTAAACATAGAAGTCCATTCACGTCTGAATGCAGATAGAGCTTGGTTAGACTGTTCTTGTCCTGTTTTAATCTGTAACAAGCCTCGAGTCGTACCACCTTGAGCAAAGAAACGAGCATTGAATGACTCTGTATTTTGGTGATACATTAAGTGGTTAAGCGCAATCTCTAACTCTGGATAGCCATAACGCCCTACGGTAATGTCTGTACGTGGGTTATGTACTTCCCAAGCCATCTCTTTTGCTTTGAAAGAAGCTACCTTTTGCTGATCGATAACTTGTACATATCTATCTGCATTCTTCCCTTTTGGTTCATGCCCTTTATCATCTACAGCTACATATATCGTAGAGGAATCTACTGCTTTAAATCTGTTTAATTGTCCAGCAGAATCATAGATAAGTTCGAAATTTATTTTGTCATATGTCAATCGGTCCCGGACCAGTTTCTTGACAAAAGTAGCGAAGTTATCCTTTGTGAAATCATCTGTATCTTTACCTGTATGCTCTAGGAAAGACTCAATACGCTCAATATTCTTCTCGTCATGAGAAGTCATCTTCTTTAGTGGGTCCTTCAATCGAACTTCATAACCAATACCTTTATCGTTATAACGAGCTGGTGTACAGAATGTGGACACTTGGTTTACCCGTGTATTGATAATGGCGTTTAAGATGATATTCTTTCGGGACCAGATTTTAAGGGTCTGTAATAAGTTGTGGGTCCCTGAAATAGATGGAGCTTCTTTAAAGTCCGGGTTCATACTAAAGGCACCAATTAACGGCTCTTCGTACGCTTTTGCTCTTCCCGGATTCTTACTCTTCTGAATTGCTTCATCTTCGAGTAGCTTAATTCGAGTAGAGATGTTATCATGCTCAGATACTAACGTCTCTGGCTGGCTAGGTTTCATCCAAGGTAACCAATCAAATCTTCCCATTTCTATATCACTTCCATTCTAATTGTGACTTTCTACTGCTATCTCAATTTGTTCTGCTCCAAGATCGTAAATCTTAATCTCAGAACATTCCGAATATTTAAAAACTTTCCTGCTATTTAATACGTTTGTGTATGTATCCGTTAGTACTCCGTTCTTTCCAAGCAACAATACGCTATCGTCACTGAGTACATCTACTATAAGTCGTTTTTCTCCATCTACAATCGAATAGACAAATACGTTGGTACCTTGAATCTCTCGGTAATAGGCGATCACTTCAAGCCAACTTAGATGACCTACGACTCGTTTTGCTTCCATCCATTTTCTATCTTGACTGAAAGATGCCATAGCCGCCCTTCTTTCTGTGTATAATATAGAACAAATAAGTCTCTATTTTAATTATACCATACAAAAGCCGACATTAAGCTGCACCGTACGTATACCTTATTAATATAGGACTTCATATAAAAAAACCTGTGAGCGTCACCTCACAGGTCTAAAACAGAGAGTATGCCTGAAGTAGGAATCGAACCCACGACCTGCTGCTTACAAGGCAGCCGCTCTAACCTACTGAGCTATTCAGGCGTAATATGGTGCCGAGAGAGGGATTTGAACCCTCACACCGCTAAGGGCACCAGAGCCTAAATCTGGCGTGTCTCCCGTTCCACCATCTCGGCATTAAAAGGAAAGTTTAACCACCTACTCTCCCAAGGAGTCTTCGTCTTTTTCGGGACTAGAACACCAGTAAGTCCACTAAGCGCTGTTTGTAGGGGCTCCATCCATTCTCTCCCTACCTACTAAACTACCTACCCGGCATGTACCAAGCGTACTAGTTTAGTACCGATACATCATATCCCTGCTATCGGAACCAATCTAATTAATTAATAATCCCAGTAACCAGTAATTGATCTAGTAGTCTCTCCATATTGGTTTTTAGCTACAACCTTTACTGTGTAGTTACCTACCTCAGCTGGAATACCATGATAGTATGTGCCACTCGAGCCGTTTATTGTTTCTTTCAGCTCATCGTTAAAGTAGACTTCCAACGTTTCAGCTAGGAAAAAGTTTTTAAAGTTAAAATATAACTCATAGCCGGGGTAGTTCATACGATTATCAATGATCGCACGGTATACTACTGGAGGCTGCTCACTATCTGAAGGTGGGGTCGTAAAGTCTGTAAATGTTGTTGAAGATTTATTTGCTGATTTATCCACTGATATAATGTACAACTCGTAGTTGCTTAGTTCGTTTAGACCAACAAATTCTACAACATTTTCTGTTGTTTTAATTGTTTGGATAGGGTAACTTGCTGGCTCGGTGTAATAAACCTCATAGTAATCAACATCCTCTGAAACAGAAGGCGTGAATGATACTTTTACACTAGAGCTAGTAAGCTCGATAATCTCAATGTTCGTGACTTGCTCTGGGGCTGTAGTATCTAGCTGCAATAATAGCTTACCGTCAAAGTATAAGTCTCCACGTTCGTTTTGAGTAAACTTGCTTAATAGTTCTTCATTTAAAGCCAAATAGCGTTCCCTCCAATGATTGTAATAAACGACCCATCCCGGATTTGAACCGAGGATAACTGATAGACAGTCAGTCGTGTTACCGCTACACTAATGAGCCATGATTGGCACCTGCTCTAGGATTTGAACCCAGACTAAGGGTTTTGGAGACCCCTGTGCTACCATTACACCAAACAGATACGTTGACGGGGGAGTGAGATGTCCCACAACCTCCGCCATAATTGGACCCCCATCCCGGACTCGAACCGGGACTGCTTGCTTGGAAGGCAAGAGTCATAGACCTTTAGACCAATGGGAGAATAGCTCTGACCAGATTCGAACTGGCGTATCCCCGGTAGAAAGCCGGGTGTGTTAAGCCGCTTCACCACAGAGCCATAATATAATTTGGTTGTCCCGGTTAGATTCGAACTAACGACCTACGCCTTATCAAGACGTTGCTCTACCGCTGAGCTACGAGACAATGGAGCCGGATGGAGGGAATTTCACCNCTAGGTGGTACCACCTTTTTGACCTATCCGACATAATAAGAATGGTACGGATGGCAGGAATCGAACCTGCGACACTGCATCCCAAATGCAGGGAGTTACCACTACACCACATCCATATGGCTGCCCCGGTAGGACTCGAACCTACGACCGATCGGTTAACAGCCGATTGCTCTACCGACTGAGCTACGGGACAATAATGGCTACAGGGGCTGGACTCGAACCAACAATACACGCAGTCAAAGTGCGATGCCTTACCAAATTTGGCTACCCTGTAATAGTAAACAGTTTCTTTAGAAGCTTTCTAATTTCAGCGTCAAGTCTCCAGCAGCGCTACTATCAACGTAGTCACGCCTGAACTAGATCACTTCAGGGTTAAAACAGTAAACCCAGCTTATCCTACATATTTAGACGAGAGATATTCGAAAGCCTAAGAACAGAACCCTCATTCAACACACGAAGACAATAGTTCGTGTACTCAATGAATAGCCTGTAAATGGCGGACGGTAGAGGATTCGAACCTCTGCTCGGTGCTACCACCGACTAACTGTTTAGCAAACAGTCCTCTTCAGCCATACTTGAGTAACCGTCCAATAAAATAATAAAAAAGAGCCGTTAGGAAAGGGAGGAACGAAGTATGAAATACTTCTAGGCTCTATATTTATATTATAACCAACAATGTAGTTACTTAAACGTACAATCGTTGTTTTTATTGAAAAAAGTTTAGCTTGTTCATTTCTACTATAGAAAGAATCATCAGGGGAGAGACCTTTTTAGTCGTATTCCTGAACAAGCTAATATGGTGTGTATTTATTGTCAATCTAAGCCTATACTTACTATAACACACTCTCTATGGTAAGGCAAGCATTTGTCTATAACTTTTCCAACTTTTTTT